CTTCAAGGATAACGCTAAAACAGCCGCAAGAGTGGACATCTACGGTCCGCAAGAGTGGACATCTACGGTCCGCAAGAGTGGACATCTACAATGCAGGTAACCTGCATCGTCCACAGGAGGACCACATCATGACCTAGCGTATAGGGTACTGCCCTGAAAGTTAGATAGAGAAAAGACGATAGAGAAAACACAGAAAAAATGGCGATCTATGCGCCACGGCCTTGACGACGAAAAGAGAATCGGTTAGATAGGTCGAACGACACGGAGGTGAGACTAGCCGCAAGAGTGGGCATCTGGTCCACAGGTGGACATCTACAATGCAGGTAACCTGCACCTCCACCACTACCCGCCGTAATGCAGGTCACCTGCATCGGCGGTGGGCGATCCTAGGATGTACCCGCGCTCTTTGAAAATTTGGCTGTCAATTCTGCGGCGCGTCAGCGCGATAAAATCAAGCAGATAGCATTGTAGATGTCCGTGAGGATGTCGATAATCGGTGCATACTATGGGGCGTTGGTCTAGCGGTCTAGGACGCTGCACTTTCAATGCGGAGGTCACGGGTTCAAATCCCGTACGCCCTACCATATTCGAATCAGGTTCCCTGATGAACAGGGAATTTGAGGGAACTTTCGCGCATCTCAGATGCGCGATAGTCAGGAAATACCCTTCGGTTTGTGAATCAAACCGTTTTTGACACCTCCAATGGCTCACCCTGCTGTGTTTTGGGTGTTCCTTCCCCGCGTTTCGGCGGCGGGGTGGGCCTTTCGAGGTGTCTGTCATTTGACGAGGCAAGCCTCATTTGACGCGATGGCAGAATGGTTATGCAGAGCATTGCAAATGCTCCTATCCCGGTTCAACTCCGGGTCGTGTCTCCACTTTACGAGTGTCGGTTACGATGCTCCACTTTACGAGTGTCGGTTACGATGCTCCACTTTACGAGTGTCGGTTACGATGCTCCACTTTACGAGTGTCGGTTACGATGCTCCACTTTACGAGTGTCGGTTACGATGCTCCACTTATCACGGTTCCACTCCCGATGCAGCTAAGCTGCATTCTTAAAGCTGTGGACGTAAGCCTCCTGATCAGGGACGGAGGGCCAAAAAACAAAGGAGGTATTATGGACTATACAGCAGTTGCCCATAAATTGGGAGATGTGTGTAAAGACGACGCATCGAAATGGGCCGAAGCATTCTACCAAATCCGGGCAAAACACGGGTTCCCTGCAGACGAATCGAACATGATAGGCTGGTTCGCAAACGCGATTGAAGCGGCATGCGATCACAGGGGCCGAGACGCACAGGTGTAAGGCCAAAAATTACAGGGCGACGTAGACCACGAAGTCTCGTCGCCTGAACGGCGACGTAGCTGAGTTGGTTTCAAGCGCTTGGCTCATATCCGAGAGTACGTTGGTTCGATCCCAACCGTCGCCACCAGAAACGATACACGCGAACGCACGGCCTTCTCCTGTATCGGCCCTATCGCTCGAAGAGAGTAAGGGCAACCAATACCTCGGGTGTGCACGCCCCCAGCAGCCGCGCATGATGCGTAGGTATCCCGAGGCACTTATTCTCTGCCGTCGCCCCCTCCCAGTCGAGCCACATGCTCGAAGGCGGTAGAGCATGGTTGACCGCCTCAAGGTCCAAGCCGACTGCACGGCTTGCCCCAAAGGGACTAATCCTCCCATGCACTACCGCTTTCAGGTCTTAGGACTTGATGTCAGCCGGGGAAATTGCTTATGTCGGGACAGTCCCTTGGTGGGACCGTAGGCCTTGGGGTCTTCGCCCGATATCAGGGTATAGCTTAGTAGGTAAAGCGTCTGGTTTGGGACCAGAAGAGCGCAGGTTCGAGACCTGCTACCCTGACCAAAAAACGTCCGCGTAAGCGGACAACAACGTACTCCGGGCACGCCTCTCAGCGATGCGCATCTTGCCGAGACTGAATTAACAGATATCGACCCTTGACACCATGGAAGGTTTGGGGTAGTCGGAGATTAAAGGAGACAACCACGATGCAGTTTTTGAAAGTAGTAGCCCTTGTCCTGTTCGTCGCAGCAGTGGTTGCAGCAGGGATCAAGATGCATGTCGATTGTATGCAAGAGCACAGTTTCATGAACTGTTCCTCGTCCAAGGGGTGGGGATATGCGACGTGGTTCGATTAAGTTTTGCGGGGTGGAGCAGAAGCAGCTCGCTTGGTTCATATCCAAGAGGTCGTCGGTGCAAGTCCGGCCCCCGCAACCAGAATCTATCGGGTCGAAAGACTGAAAGGCAGAGCTTATTTTTTGGCTCGGTAGGCCGCAGAACAACGCAGGCCGAAGTGGGGATCAGGTCCCACCGATGGATACAGAATTTGTCATGCGATTGGCAATAGGAACGACTTGGTAGTGGGCGTGCGTAAGCACAGGGCCATGGCGAGGTAAAACTGTTCCAACTACGGGGCGTTCTTCTAAGAGCGTTAGGATACCGGGTAGACCGGAGATGCAGGTGTCGCAGCCTGACCGCCCCACCAACTTACTTACACACACACAGAAAGAGACCAAATGTTCACGATCAAATCACTCGGACAGGACGGCCCCGAAGGCGACCAGTTCATCAACATGACCATCTTCGAAGCCGATGAGGTTCAAGAGGTTATTCACCAGAACTCCGGAAATCGGATGCTGCGACTGACCCGGTTCGTAACAAGTGCAGGCATTGCAACAACAAATGAGACCACGATCCTGCTCGATGAGTCGCATGTGTACGGACCATCAACCGTATACGTCGAGAACTCACAGGGCCGAACGGTACAGAGGTTCACTGCTGATAGAGTGGTAGAACCGCCATCTGTGTCGTTGAAGTGACTAACGGGGGGGCGGTTCGCCGCCCCATCCTCTTGATGAGGGCATTGTGCACCCACGGGGTGACGTCGCAAAGATGATAGGTTCTCATGAGGCCTTGATTTGTGAAACTGGTTCTGTTAGATGTCGGGCCTGACTACTAACGGGATTGCGGAGTGCTTTCTTCAAGATGATCGAACGAGCCTCTCCATGAGGACATCCCCTAGCCCTTGATCGGGCCAGTTGCACACGAAGCGGAGTTAATCACCGTGGATGCATTGGATGTCTTCTTGGCGGTGCTCGCATCGCAGACGAAACACATGTATATCTTCGAGTTTGAAGACATTTCTGGACCGGGGGGCAGTACCCCGCCGCTCCACCACATGTGCACCTAGGCAAGTGCGTGGCTCCAACCGCGCAAATTGTTGAAAATAGTTAGCAATGTCCATTGGAGGGGACAGATAGGACGGTCGGGATGAACCCTGACAGGCGTGGGAATTGCTAACCCACCGTGGCTCCAACCGCGTGGTCCAAGACTATGGTGCACATTTGATGGGGCGGACACAGGATCGACAGGATGGATAGAATGAGCGGCATGTCGGCAGGAACCACCGTTACCGGTACGAACACTACAAATGCAAATGAGAACTTTGCTCCGATGGAGATGGCAATCGCTGCGTAAGCTTAACGGCTGACGCTTGATTTCCGATCCGTGGGGTTTCCCGGTGTACCTTGCAACAGAAACATCGGACCTATTGAATACGCTCGATTGGTATCAATCCTGATCGAGGGTCCATTCTTCACGGGACAGGTGAATGAGTGGTGACGGGTGACAGCTTCCCATAAAGACTGCTTACTGTTCCGTACAGAGACTGATCACCCGCCTCGACGAAACAGAGGCTCCGGACGGTGGTAACCGGAATTATTGTTGAGCACCAGTGGGTGTGGTCCTGCGGTATGCATGCCGTAAGATGAAGGCTCGATTCCTTCCTCAACAGCCAGTTTATGGTGGATGTGGTCGAATTGCTCGGCAGGGCACAGAGTGCTCCCATGCGGGTTCGATTCCCGTCGTTCACCCCGTACTTGGGGCAACCACTGCCTGAGATGCTGAGCGGTAACCCACCATAGGACCGAACGAGTGTTTCATCGCACTGCAGTCTCCGTCCGACGTGGGATAAAACAAGCGAGAATCATCCAAGAAAATGGTTGACGGTTCATGTGATTCTGAATAGATAAGAACCACACAACATGCTCACGTAGCTCAGAGGCAGAGCACTCTGATAGGTCCTGTCCGAAGGCGCACTAGGTCAGGACCCGAACGGAGAGGTCGCAGCAATCGTCAGTGCCTAGGCAGGCTGGCAACCGGGTTCAAGTCCCGCCGTGAGTACCAGATAGAAGGAGACCCGACATGACTACCGAAATCTTCAAGTGCGTTGCCGGGTCTCGGTTGTTCGGGACCAACAACGCAGACTCCGACACCGACTATAAGGCCGTGCACCTCCCGACAGCACGGTCCATCCTCTTGGGCACCGCTAACGCGGTCCAAGACAGCACAACCGGTGACAAAGACATCAAGAACACAGCAGACGACGTCGATTCGTTGTCACTTCCCCTTCAACGGTACCTCAAGTCGCTGGCGAAGATGGAAACCAACGCAATCGAGATGCTGTTTGCCCCGAGCATGTCCCCGATGGGCTTTGTGTGGCAGCAGGTCCTCGACCATCGGTTCAAAATCATGTCGTCGAAGAAAGACTGCTTCGTCGGCTATGCCAAGGGTCAGGCGATGCGGTACGCTGTCAGAGGCGACCGGCTGCAGGCACTGGAAGCGGTCCTGCAGGAATTGTATGGCAACCCCTCCAAGGAGCGGATCATCGACTGTGACAACAGCCTGCAGAGACTGGCGCGCATCAAACATGTCAAAGTGTATGAAAAAGTCGAACCCGGTGGTTTCGTCGTTCCATACCTTTCTGTATTCGGTCGGGAAGTACCGGCGACGGTGAAGGTCTCTGAGGCAATCTCGGTATTCGAGAAGCCGGTCAAGGAAGCCGGAAAAAGGGCAAGGCAGGCCGCAGAAGGCGCGGGACCCGACTGGAAAGGTCTTTACCACGCATGCCGGATCGTAGAAGAAGGGATCGAGTTGTTTTCCACTGGGGAGTTGATTTTCCCTTGTCGGTATGCGCCTTACTTCAAGATGATTCGGAACGGAGAAAGGTCTTTGGAGTACATTTTGCAGTCGTTTGAAGAGCGTCTGGAGGAACTGCAGGGCCTGACACCAATCGACTCTTTCCGGGACACTCCAAATAATGAGTGGATCGATGAATTTGTTGCTTGCGTCCACGAACAGGTCGTGGTAGGTGACTACGAAGATTGGGCGAACCATTAGGTTCGCGCAGAAGGAGCATTGCACGCGGTTCAGTAGTGCAAGCTAGTAGGGACGGATAGATCGGATTTATCTCATCAACCGCGAGACCTGCAGGATGATCCGGGCATTGCAAGGGGCACCCACACTGTCCCTAACCCGGAGTGTGTGGATTGGGGAGGGCATCAGGCCCTCCCCCATAATAACGTGAAAAGGAGAGAGTGAATGGGAATGTTTTTGTTTGTGGCACTGCTCGGGGGCATCGCCGCGTCAGCGTGGTATGAGACCGTATGGATCGCACTGGCGGTCGGGGTGGTCTACCTCGCCGTCAGCTTCATCACAGGCGGCGCGGGTGCCGCGCTGATCATGGCCAACCTCGGGATGATCCCGGTCGTCGTCGGTGCATCCATCGCAATCGGCGCGCTGTGGTCCCTGTGGAAGTGGCGGCGACGCATGGTCAGTGATGGCATGCAGAAGATGCTGCGCACGGCGAAGGACGACTATGACAAGAAGCCTCGGACGAATCCGTTCAAGGAAAGTGAATACTTCCCGAAGTCGGCGAAGGCCAGCGAGAACATCGACCGGATCATCACATGGATCATGCTGTGGCCCTTCTCGATGCTGATCTACTTCTTCGACGATTTCCTGCGGGACATCGGTCGATGGGCCTACAACCGGCTCGGCAAGGTCTATGTCCACATCACGGACAGCGCCCTTCCGGACGACATGAAGTAACGGCCTCTAGCACCCTCTAAATCAACTGCTATCGCAACCGAACAGACAAGTCCCGCTCAATGCGCGACAAGAGGGATAGGAAGCGGGCCAGACCAGTGGCTAAGGCGGGGTACCCACCAACTCCGGATAATTGGTCAATCGTGGGATCGGTGAGGCGAGTAATCGCCTTGCCCATGGGTAGGAGGCAGATACGGTTAGCTGCGGCGGTCTGTAAAACCGTTGGGGAAACCCATGAGAGTTCAAATCTCTCCCTACTCACCAATGCGTCGGTAGCTCAGTGGTAGAGCGGTACCCTGAAAAGGTACGCGTCGGAGGTTCAATCCCTCCCCTTCGCACCATATTACTGATGGACTTGCAAAGACATCTTAGATGTGGCATGTTCATGAAAAGTGAGGACAAATGGGCAAACGATCTGATTTCGAGCGCGTAGAGCGTGATTACTACAAAACGCCATATGCGGCGGTGGTGCCATTGCTCCCCTTCCTGCCGAAGGGTCGGTTCACATTTGCTGAGCCATGCGCAGGAGACGGTCGTCTCGTACGTCACATCCGTGATGGAACACAACGGCGGGCACAATGCCTTCTTGCGTGTGACATCGAGCCTGATTGCGATTGGGTGATTGAAAAAGATGCTCTGTTGATCGACGAGGGTGACCTCGCTGGGTCCGACATGATCATCACCAACCCGCCGTGGGATCGGACCAAGAAGAACGGTCAAATCCTTCACAAGATGATCCAGACGTTCTCCGAACTTCGACCCACGTGGGTGCTGTTCGACAGCGACTGGGTTCAGACTGTACAGGCGACGCCATACCTTGAGCGCATGGTCGCGACCGTATCCATCGGTCGGGTCAAGTGGATCGAGGACTCGACCATGACGGGGAAAGACAACTGCCAATGGCACTTGTTCCATCCCGACGCCCGGTCGATAACGAAAGCGCCGATGCACTTCGGGCGGAAGGTTCCGCCGTATGAAGGCTTCGTCGATGAGTACATGGCCCCATAGCTGAGAGGTTTAGCGTTGCCGTTACATGGCAAGGACGCCGGTTCGATCCCGGCTGGGGCTACCAGAATTTGTGAATACTGTTCCAACGACTTCCATGTAAGGAAGCCGTAGAAAATACAAGAGCGGAAACGCTTAATGGGAGTGAGGGAAACCGGTAATCCGCAGGCCTCCAAAACCTTGAGAATGGGGTTCGATTCCCCACACTCCCGCCAACAACGCGCCTTTAGCTCAGCGGTAGAGCGTCTGGTCGACATCCAGAAGGCCGCAGGTTCAATCCCTGCAAGGCGCACCAAATCCTCCACCCGGCGAAGTGGAGGCATATAGTGAGAGACATCCCAGTGAAAGGACCTCACCTACCGCTTGACATCACCATGAAGGGTGAGATAGGTTGACTGGATCAGGACATCGTGTATGATAGTCCAAGTCATGGTGTTGGTCGGCATTCCTTATAGCCGACAAGTTCTCGCGGCCCTGTCCGGAAAGCGAGAGCGCCTATGGGGTATTAGCTCATCAGGGAGAGCGTCTGCTTTGCAAGCAGAAGGTGCGGGGTTCGAGTCCCCGATGCTCCACCAAGTTTCTAGCCGCTAACGCGGCCATTCCCCACGGCCCCTACTGGTAGGGGGGTACGGCTGTTAACCGTACTGTTCTAGGTTCGAGTCCTAGGTGGGGAGCCAATATAACAGGAGAGCGAGATGCTTTACTTCATTGCCGGTGTCTTCTTGGGCATTTTCATTCCAGCACCCTATGTTGCTGTCGCACGAAAGACGGCGTCAGCCGTGTGGGACTGGGTCAAGGATACGACGACCAGCCTGACCCAGAGGTTCTAATTTGTGTCAGCGGTAACACATTAACGGTCAGATGCTTGACACCACAACGGAGCAGTGGTAAACATGGATGTAGAAGCTGAACGATTCTGTCCGACCTGCGGCAGACGAAACGTGCTGCAGCACAGCCCAGAATGGCTTTTGACGCAGTACACTGGTGTGTTCGCGAACATCTTGGCCTACCTGATTGAATGCAGGCGGAACCGAGAAATGGTCTCGAAGAGGGACCTATGTTTCGCCGCCTACGTCGACCGGTTCAAAGGACCACCGGTACATGCAAACACCATGGTGGAGGCATTCTTGACGAAGGAACGGCCCAGTCTCCACCACTTCGGTTGGGACATTGTTGGCCCACAGATTACGGGGCATGGGTACATGCTGGTGCCCTTGGAAAGTGAATACTGATTGGTTCCTGTTCAGCGCTGAACATGAACTATTCGCGGGGAGAGGACTGTGTCGTCTCTTCGCACTGGACCGGTAGCTCAGGTAGGCAGAGCAGCGGACTCTTAATCCGAAGGTCGTGGGTTCGACGCCCACCCGGTTCACCAGAAGTTTGCTGATGAAGCGTTGCAGGTGTACGCGCTCGGTTGTGGACCGGGAGTAACAGGTTCGAGTCCTGTCGTCAGTTCCAACAACACGGTCCATTGGTGTAGTGGTCGCAGCACTAGGTTGTCAGCTTAGAGGAAGGGGTTCAATTCCCCTATGGATCGCCATATAAGGAGGAGCCGCATGGCATACGGGAAAAAAGGCAAGGGCAAGAAGAAGTAATCAACCTTCTTCGAACCAGCATAGGAGGCTACGATGATTGTACTGATCACCGGAGGCCGCGATTACCAGAACACTCGTGAGATGTTCGCGGTTCTTGATCGCCTCCACAAAGAGAAGGGGTTCACGTTTCTTGTGCATGGAGATGCACGCGGCGCGGACCAGATGGCCCACCGATGGGCCAAGAAAAGAGGCGTACAGCCCGTTGCCATGGAAGCCCTATGGGATACCGATGGAGACGCAGCAGGAACACGTAGGAACGCCCGGATGTATGCGTTTGCCCGTCCGTCCTTGATCGTCGCGTTCAGCGGTGGTCGTGGGACAGCGAACATGATGAAGATAGGCTTTGAAGGCCAGCGCCGGGGAGACCCGGTGGAGATAATTGATGTAGAGGACCTTTAATATGCGAGCCTTCATTACATGTGCACTGGTTTTTGGCCTTGCTTTGGGCACGGCAATCAACTTCCCCATCCGGGAGACGTTCTTTCAACCTGATCCCTACTCCGAGGTAACCCTTCTCGATGCAGGGATGAAGGTCGGGGCAAGCGGCGCAGGCGAATACTACCGGCTGCACGCGACGTTCAAGAAAAACGCCTGTGAGTTCCAGTACATGCAGTTCTGGGCGAACTCCTTCGACCGGTGGGTACGGGTGCCGTACTTCGACGACAAGCCAGAAGGCGACAGGGTCGCTGGGTGGACAACCTTCGACGTCAGGGTACCGTTCCTCGGTGTCCGCTACGAGAAGATAGAACTTCGGACGCGGCATAACTGCAAACGCTATGAAGGACAAAAAGAAATCATCGAAGTGGTTGACAAGGTCTTCTACAGAGATGTAAACATCGACTATTCCTTTAACGAGGATATGGTTCCGTAGCTCAACTGGATAGAGCGCCTGCCTACGAAGCAGGAGGTTGCAGGTTCGAGTCCTGCCGGGACCACCATATGTAAGGCACGGGAGCCTCACTGATCTGAGCCAAGGAGTAGCTTCCGGCGGCGTCGACGATCAAACGCCCGTGGGCCTACCCAAAGAGTTTGCTGCTTGAGGGTTCCGGGAAAGGTCGGACGTTATCTAATAGGTGCGTACCATGCGGGTATAGCTCAGTGGTAGAGCAGGAGGTTTCCAACCTTCGTGTCGTCGGTTCGATCCCGATTACCCGCTCCAATTAGGCTCGGTGGGAGCCAGCGTAGCAAATCCCACCATATTGCCCGTTCGTCTATTGGTAGGACGCCTGACTCTGAATCAGGAAAGCGAGGTTCGATCCCTCGACGGGCATCCAGATAAGTGTTTCCGACGACACCCGACACGGACGTCAGCCCCGTGCGAATGGTTGACACGACATTGCGGATGTAGCTCAGTGGTAGAGCATTTCGTTGCCAACGAAAAGGTCGAGGGTTCGATCCCCTTCATCCGCTCCAAGGTACTGACTGGTAACTAGGCTCTCACAAGAACGGGTCGAAGGCGCAGTCAGTGGGTTGGCCCCTTAATCAGCCCGCGTGTCCCCACGGTTAGGGCACGCTTTTGTCCCGTAGCTCAGCGGTAGAGCGGAGGTCCGATAAACCTCGTCAGCGCTGGTTCAATCCCAGCCGGGACAACCAATTTTCCTGCCCCTCTGGTGGAACGGTAGACACGCTGGTCTTAGGTACCAGTGCTTCGGCGTCCGAGTTCGAATCTCGGGAGGGGCACCAATATGTGCGAGTGGTGTAACGGTAGCCACGCCAGCTTGAGGGGCTGGTCCCTGAAAGGGGGTGCGGGTTCGACTCCCGCCTCGCGCACCATATTCTGCGGGAATGGTGGAACGGTAGACACGGCGTCTTCAAACGGCGTTGCTTCGGCGTGAGGGTTCAAATCCCTCTTCCCGCACCATATTGCTGGCATAGCTCAGATGGCAGAGCACCCGTCTTGTAAGCGGGAGGTCGCGGGTTCGATGCCTGCTGTCAGCACCATTGCTCCTGTAGCTTAGCGGTCTAAAGCCACCCGCTCATAACGGGCGGATCGTGGGTTCGAATCCTACCGGGAGCACCACATTGGGGGATAGTTTAACTGGTAAAATACCGGCCTTTGACTCCGTGAGACTGCAGGTTCGAACCCTGCTCCCCCAACCATTTTGCTTTACATTACGAACGAATCAGATATAAGCTTCCGTAGCTCAACTGGACAGAGCATCGGGTTTCTACCCCGAGGGTTGTGGGTTCGAATCCTACCGGGAGCGCCATAAAGGAGGTCGACATGAAGAGGTTCTGTTCCTGCAAGGACTGCCGCAAGGCTAGGAAGAGAGGGTACATCCTTCATCATCGCCTGCTTCGGCATCTCGGATGCAAGGCCTACTACGTGTCCGACTACGTCAAGTATCACCGTCTGCAGCCCGGACGTAAACGGGAACAAAGGGCGAAGCAGAAGGAGAAACTGAGACATGAAACAGGCACTGCTGATCCGTAAAGACCTCGGTATGCGCCGGGGCAAAGAGATTTCTCAGGGGGCGCACGCCTCCATGAAGGCGGTCCTTGAGAACATGGAAGACCTCCGCGTTACCGAGTGGCTTGCAGGCCCGTTCGCCAAGATCGTCTTGGTGGTTCACTCGGAAGAAGAAATGCTTGCACTGAAACGCAAAGCAGACGATCATGGCCTTATCACTGCCCTGATAACTGATGCGGGCCGAACAGAATTCAACGGCGTCCCCACCAACACGGTCGTAGCCATCGGCCCGGATGAGGATGCAAACATCGACGCAATAACCGGACATCTCAAGCTCCGGTAATGGATAGTGTAGCGGACAGGCGAACCGCTCCTGTTTCGAAAGCAGGTTATACCTTAACGGGTATGGGGTTCGAGTCCTCCGCTATCCGCCATTTCCTGTTATGTCGGAACCTCAACGTAGGGTGATTTAGTTTGTCCCGGTGGTTCATTAACGGCAGAGTCAGGCAACCCGGACACGCCCGGTACGGTCGTCAGCTATCGCTCTGCAGAGCATGGTCTGGCCACGGGGGTGTCCGGTGCTAACAACCATGGACCGGTGCCCAGAGAGGTCGAAGGGAGCGGACTTTTAATCCGAATGCGAAAGCACATCGTGGGTTCGAATCCCACCCGGTTCTCCAATAACGCCGACGTAGCTCAACTGGACAGAGCATCGCCCTCCGAAGGCGAAGGTTACAGGTTCGAGTCCTGTCGTCGGCACCAATGCTGCTGTAGCTCAGTTGGTAGAGCGCGTCCGTGGTATGGACGAGGTCGTCGGTTCGATCCCGACCGGCAGCACCATGAATTTGGATAGTGTAGCAAGAATGGTCCTTGCATCCGGTTGCTAACCGGGCTATACCCTAACGGGTATGGGGTTCGAGTCCTCCGCTATCCGCCATGAAGGAGACCAAAATGAAGATCGACAGCTTTCCCAAATCCAAGGCCATGCTTGAAAGCATGCATCCGGGATGCACTGTAAAGGAACTATTCGTCACGTCCGAGGATGGGGACGCAGTTCCAATGACAGCCGAATTTGATCTGGAACTGTCTGAGATTATCAGGGACGCAGTCCCGGTAAGCGCCGAAGAGTTGGGAGGGTCCAGCAAGTGACCGCGATTGAAAAACTGAGAGACATTTACCGAGAGAAGCGTGATCGCGGCCTCGTGCACGTGTCGTTCTCCCTGACCGGAGGAACACCTGCACAGATCGCCGAAGAACTGGTGGCGATGCAGGAAGCAATCGACGCAGGACACACCACGGAGTTGGACTTCGGGGACCTACGATGGAAAGAGGCCTAGAGTGGTGTTCGTGGAATGCACACAATGTGCGTCGAAGCTCGGATCACCTATACTCTGCTCTAGCTGCCTTGTGCGACGTGAGCATCATACCAAAAAAGAAGAAAAGGAGCCTGACATGTCCGAACCTACACTCTACATTCTGATGCGCACCGACATGGACTCCATGAACGCTGGCAAAGGCATGGCACAAGCCGCTCACGCGGCCAACACCTTCGCGGTAGAAGCCGGTGAAGACGAGACGAACGACGCCTTCTTCATGTGGCAATGCCAGACGCAACAGTCTTTCGGAACCACCATCGTCTTGGGGGTGGACAACGCCGGACAAATGAAGGATATTGTGGAAGCAGCCCGAGAAGAGGGTTTCCACGCATCCGTTATCCACGATCCCTCCTATCCCGTCAGGGATGGAAAAGTTACCCACCTGATCCCGGTGGACACCTGCGCATTCGTTTTTACTCCGTGCAGGGTTTCAAGTCCGCCGCCTCTGGTGGACAGACTGGGGCTTCATCCTTAGAAAGGAAAGACCATGCTACGCCCAGACTTAGTCACCGAAATCACTTCCTTCCTTGAGCAGGTATCCCCTGAATCCAAGGTCTACATCGGCTGCGACAGCAGCCGCCGGAAGAACAAGCTGGGAACATGGACCGCCTCCTACACCACGGCTGTCGTCGTTCACATCGACAACTCCAAGGGGTGCCGCGTCTTTTGTGACACCGAACAGATGGAAGACTACGATCAGCGGCAGGATCGTCCGTTCATGCGGATGATGCAGGAGGCCTACAAGGCCATCGAAGCATACCAGCAGCTTGAGTACCAGTTGATCGACCGGGACGTGGAGGTTCACCTCGACATCAACGAGAGCGGCGTGTACGGATCAAACTGCGCATTGGGCGCAGCGCGTGGTGTGGTCCTTGGAACCATCGGATGTGAGGTGCGGGCAAAGCCATACGCATTCGCCGCATCCTATGCGGCGGACCACGGCGTCCGTGGCGGCTTCCAGCGTATGATTTAACAAGGCGGGCGTTGCGCCCGTCCACGGGTGTGTGAACCAGACAGGCGTGCTGGCTCATCTTGGAAAGGTGATGGGTCCCTCACGGGACTGGGGATCGAGACCCCCGCCACCCGCCATGACATAGACGCAATGCCGCATTGCAGCATTTCGGGGTAGTAATCTCCTGTCGAAGAGCGTATATTATGCTCAAGACAACAAAAGGAGTATACCATGTCTTTCATGAAGAGAATGTACAAACGATACGCAGTCGCACGCACGTGTGCCGCCCTGAGTCAACTTTCCGACCGGCAGCTTGCCGACATCGGAGTGACCCGGCTCGACATCCACAAGCACGTGAGCGGTCTGTACGCATGAACATCTGTCCGTAGCTCAACTGGATAGAGCGCCGGTCTCCTACACCGGAGGTTGTTGGTTCGAATCCAACCGGGCAGGCCATATATGGCCCGAAGATCATATCCCGACTTTATGATCTAGGGACCATTGCTGATGTAGCTCAGATGGCAGAGCACTCGCCTCGTAAGCGAGAGGTCGGCGGTTCGATGCCGCCCATCAGCACCATCAGGATGTAGCTCAGTGGTAGAGTGCTTGGTCGGGAACCAAGAGGCCGTGGGTTCAATCCCCACCATCCTGACCATTTCTTTGACAGCCATATTTTCATAGGAAAAACCGTTATTGTGGTTTCCTTGACACAGTTACGCCTTGCTGGCATATTGCCTACAAAGAAGGTGTAAACAGAACCATGAGCACAACCCCCAACCCGAGAACACGCAACACCGTGGACGTGGCGTTTAACGCCGCGCCGATCCTGCATCCCGACTACCAGTATTGGTCCCCCATGTGGCGGATGATCCGGGATGCCGAGGTCGGCGAAGTCGAGGTCAAGCGCAAGCGTGAACAGTACCTGCCGAAGCTGCAGGGCCACGATCACATGCAGTACAACAGCTATCTGCACCGCGCCGTGTTCTTCAACATGACGTCGAAGACGCTGAATGCTCTGTACGGAACTATGTTCCGGCGCAACCCGAAAGTCACCGGGCTGACACCAGCGTTGGAGAAGTTCACGCGGAAGTTCTCGAAGGATGGCATGAGCCTCCACCTGACAGCCAAGACAGCCGCAAAGGAAGTCCTTGCCGTGGGTCGGTACGGCATGCTCGTGGATGCCACTCCTGACGGCTCTGGGAGCGCCTACGTCGCAACCTACACCGCAGAGAACATCCTCGACTGGCAGCTTGAAGAGATTCGCGGCGAGTGGATGTACACCCGCGTGATCCTGCGCGAGATTGCATACCGTCGCGACCTCGCAAAATACATCTCCCCCTACGAATACACGTCCCGTTTCCGCGTTCTGGTTCTTCACGAACTGGACGACGGCGGCTACGTGTATGAACAGCACGTCTATGAAGACCGCGAACTGAACGGCATCCCCGATTTCGAGGCCATGCCGGATCAGATCATCACACCAACAGTGCGCGGCGAAGTGCTGGACTACATTCCGTTCACGATCATCGGGCCGTTCACAAACCATCCGGACGTCCAGAAGCCGCCGATCCTCGACATCGCGACGCTGAACTACAGCCACTATCTGTCGTACGCGCAGCTTGAGCAGGGTCGCTTCTACACCGCAAACCCAGTCTACTACACCTCGTCCGGCACCGCCGACGATGGGGAAGGCGAATACTACGTCGGCCCGGATGTCGTCTGGGAGCTTGGTAAGGACGGTAAGGCTGGCGTGATCGAGTTTCAGGGACACGGCCTCCGGTTCCTCGAAAGTGCGCTGGAACAGAAAGAGAATCAGATCGCAGCAATCGGCGGGCGCATGATGCCCGGATCGACCGGTGCTGCTGAGTCCGACAACAGCCTCAAGATGAAAGAGCAGAACGAGCAGACGCTCCTTCTGAACATCTCCGACACAATGGACGAAGCCTTCACGAAGGTCCTGCAGTGGTGGGCTGACTGGAACAACGCGTCTTCCGCTGTTATCGACCGAATCAACTTCGAAGTCAACCGTGACTTCCTGATGAAGGACATCGGCGCACGCGAGTTCCGGGCCATTCACCAGATGTATGCTGACGGCGTGATCCCTGTGGCTGTTCTGTTCGAATACCTGCGCAAGGCCGAGGTCGTCCCCGAGTGGATGGACGAAGCCGAGTTCATGAAGCTTCTGGAAGACACCAAGCAGTTCCCACACATGGTCGACGTGCTCGCACGTATGAACGACTATCCGAACGCGGGTGCGATCCACGAAGAAAAGATGAAGAAGCTGGATGCCGAGTTGAAGGCCAAGGAAGTCGCGGCAGCGCCGGGTGATCCCGACATGCCTCCGATCCCGCGCCAGTCTCGTGATCTGATGGACGCAGCGAACCGTGGTCAAGCCTGATGCCAAGCATGTCCGATCTGAAAACCCAGAGTCTTCTGGAAGCGATCCTCGATGAGCTTCGGGCGATCAAACGAATCGTGGAACCGACATCAACGCCGGTAACCCCTCCACCATACATACCCAGCCGTCCCGGAGAGGGGCGCTGGCCAGCCGTCCGATGTTCAAAATGCGGAATAAATCTTGAAACCGTCATGAGCTATTCCTGCCAACAAATGGACTGCCCCACCGGGCTTGGTCCAACAGTCTGTTAAGAGAAAGTAATGAAGATACGTAATGGTGTCAACCCTGACTACGCCGATTTCGATGAAATCGACCAAGACGTCGAGGACGCATATGAAGAGTTCGATGCCGGGAACCTGACATACGAGGAATTGAAGAACCTCGTGGGACCTGCAGCGGCAGCTTCATATGCTGAAAATTATCGCGACGAGGTCGAAGACCTGTTCGACGATCCAGAAAACTTCTGAGAGGATCAAAAAAGTTCTTGCAAATGAACCGTTATTCCGGTAGACTTGACAGTTTCCTTGAAATCGGATAGAACTACTCACACAGAAGTAAGAAATGTCTGGATGTTTTCATCCGTGACATATTCGACACAGGGGACCCCATCCCCGACCTGAGCCGGTGGCTCTGGATAACATCAACAAGGGACCGTCGCGGGGCGACAGGAAAACATCAATGGCAACTCTTACCTACAAGACCCTTTCCGAGGTACCGGAGACACTCCGGGAGAGCGCGAAAGAAACCGCCGAAGGCGCATTCACCGTGAAGGTGGCACCAGCGGACAAGATCACGGAATTCCGTGACAAGAATATCGCACTGTCGCAGGAACGCGACGAACTGGCGGGCAACGTGAGCAAGTATGAGTCGGTTACGGGCGTGTCGCTCGAACAACTGGCAGAAGGCAAGCTCTCCGACTTCGCCAAGGCCCTCGAAGGGCTACGGGATACGAAAAAGCGCGTCGAAGATGGTGCGCTGGTCGAGAATACGTCGCTCGAAGAAGCGGCGGCATCGCGGGTGACAGAGGTCACCAACAACTTCAAGAGCCAACTCTCCGAGATGGCCAAGGAGCGCGACGCACACAAGGAACGAGCGAAGTCTGCGGACGAACGCGCCAACCAGATGATGGTCGAGAACTCCATCCGACTGGCGGCAAGTGACCCAGACGTCGCAATGCTCGATAAGGCTGTCGGGCTGGTACTGCCCGCCGCATTCAAGACCTTCCGGATCGAAGAAGGTGGCAAGCTCGTACCGAAGATGGCTGACGGGACAATCGTATACGGCTCCGATGGCGTGACCGCCATGTCGCCGAAGGAATGGCTGCTCAAGCAGCGCGACGAAAACGACTTCCTCTTCCGAGGGTCGAAGGGTGGCGGTGCAAGCGGTTCGGACCAGAAGACAAGCGGACGTCTTTCCGCTGCGGAGCTTTCGGGAATGACACCGGGCCAGCGCATGAACTACGCCCGTAAGCACGGCCTGTCGTAAACAACACGGAGGGGCACACGTGCCCTTCCCACTAATCGGCTAAAGCTGCGGTGCGGCGGATGTCTTCGAAATTGACCTCAGTGCAGTGGGCTGAGCTAAGGTCGCGCCAACAGACTCGGGGAGTCTGCTTCCAGCCCTTGAACATGAAGCAAGCACAACTCTCAGGAGAACATACCAATGATTACTCTGCTCGAAGCAGCAAAGCTGAACCCCGGCGAGGTCCTTCGTAACACGATCATCGAACACTTCGCTTTCACGTCTGACCTTCTGCGCATCACGCCGTTCATCGACGTGGCTGGCGGGGCCTATGTCTACAACCTCGAAGGCTCGCTACCCGGCGTCGCTTTCCGTGGTGTGAACGAAGCGTACACCGCTTCCGCTGGCATCATGAACCCAGAAACCGAGCGCCTGCGTATCGGTGGCGGCGAACTCAAGGTCGACAACGCGATCCTCAAGATGCACGGCATGGACGTTCGTTCGCAGCACGAACTTCGTCAGGTCAAGGCACTATCCCTGACCATCGGCGCGCTGATGATAAACGGTGACTCCACCGCCGATCCCCGCGTATTCGACGGCCTGCGTACACGTATCGTCGGCGACCAGCTTCTGGAAGCCGGTTCCACAGACGGCGGCGACGCACTGTCCGTATCCGCACTTCGTGACCTGATCGACGCCGTGGACAACCCCACGCACCTGATCATGTCCAAGAAGATGCGTAACCTCATCTCTGCCGCAGCGACTGACACCACCATCGGTGGCTACATCGCATACGACAAGGACGAGTTCGGACGTCGCGTCACAATGTTCGACGGCCTGCCCATCGTAGTCACCGACTACGACGCTTCCGGCACACAGATCGTAGACTTCAACGAAGTCGGCTCCGGTGGCTCCACCGCAACCGCATCGTCCGTCTACTGCGTCAACATGGGTGACGAAGGCGTCACAGGCCTGCAGAACGGCACCATGGAAGTTCGCGACCTCGGCGAAATGCCGACACAGCCTGCGATGCTGACACGCGTCGAATGGCTCGTCGGAATGGCAGTCCTCCACGGTCGCGCCGCTGCTCGCCTTCGCGGCATCGCAAAAGCCGCAGTCGTCAAGTAATTGGCATATCTGAGGGGGTCAATAGACCCCCTCTAGCAACCCCCTCAGAGACTCTAGGAGAGTAACAAAAATGGCACGTTCCGAAGTAACCTACATCTACGACGCTGAAACAGCATTCCGTGCACCCGGCTCCGCCGCAGTGACCGCTGCTGGCGCAATCGGTGTTGTCCCCCTCGACAAGATGGTCAATGTCCGTCCCGGCTCCCGCCGTAACGAACTTGGCGCAGAGCGCTACAAGCTCATCATCGCCGTCGAGGCAGTCGCGACACCCGCCGCAGAAGAATACCTCTTCTCGGTTGAAGTCGGCGCAACAGGCGCAGCGGCGACAGTCGTCGCAGGACCGATCAACGTCACGAAGACCGGACAGTACGTGTTCGAGCTTGACGCATCGACCATCGAAAAGCTGGACGACGACCGCGAAGAAATCGAACTGAACCTCGCGTTCATCGGCACCCCCACGACCGACGAGAGCATCACGTTCTCGGCATGGCTGGTCTAATCCACCTGAACTAACAGAGGGCGGCGTTCTTCGCCGCCCTTTTTCCCTTCAACCTAAGGATTACCCGGCATGAGCACGAACAACTTTTTCAACGCCAACCGCGACGAAGTGACCATCTACAAGACAGATGGAACTCCCCATGTGTGTACCCGCCTGAACGCGCGTGAACTGGTCGCAGGTCAAGGCTTCCGCTGGAAGCCAACCGTCACAGATACAGCACCCGCGCCTGAGGTGGTCGTAGAGGCCCCCGCA